ATTGTTTTTCTTTTTCAAATTTAATAAATATCCTGATATTGTTTCAGAAAATTTAATCCATCTATATGGAAGTGCTTTGATTGCTTCTAAATCCTGATAATCAAAGCTGCATTCAACTGTATGTTTTATCGGCTTGTAAATCGGATTAGATAAATTACTGATGAGTATATCTTCATTTTCGGATATCGTAAATCCTTCGCCGGTTGTTTTTAAGGTTTGAAGTTTATCTGATGTCTGAAATACAAATTTACTGGCCTTTAAATCCGAAGTAGTGAATCCTGAAGTAATTCGATTACCCTGTCGAATCAGCATCCTTGTTGGAGTGAAATATCGATTTAGCTGATCTTCTTTAAATACACTGGAATCATCAACGATAGTTATATTTTCATCCCTTTCAGGCTTCCATCTTGTGCCGTCACGTTGTGTTTTTGTGATGTATATACCATTGTCTGACTTTGTATCGGTTGTATCTATTGGCGTTGCAAGTGCGGTTAAAATACCCTTTGTGTCACCCCTATAAGGAGATATATTTTCAAGTTTAGTGTCAGTATTTATTTTTGATGTTCTTTGATTGGTCGTGTTTGGTTCCGCACGTCCATTTATCTGAAGATATTCAAAATCGTTGAATCCTGAATTTATTTGAACGGGCACAAGTTCCGGCATGACAATTGAAACTATATCGTATTTATTTATTCTGCCAGACAAATCAAGTGAAGGACTACCCGATCCATCAAAGAAATAAGAATATTCCTCAATCCTTAGTCTTAATGAGTTTTCTATTGTTTCAAAAGCATATCCAACATTCCAGATTGATTTAATTGTTTTAAATAGATCATTGAATTTTATCGGAAGTGTTCCTGTTTTATCATCTAACGATTGACCGCGAAGATTTACACCTGTTTGAATATGTGCAAATCGCAATTGATTTTCTGCAGAATAGTAATTATTTAATGAATTATAAACATTCTCATTTCTTCCAAAGAATTCAGAATAAACAGGATATTGAGTATCTAAAATATGCTGACAGTTGCGTTCTATGGTTTCATACAACGGAAATCCTTGAGTTAGTTTGGATGGAGATTGTGCTACGGTTTGATTTAATTTTATATGCGTATCGAATAACAAACACTTAATCCCTGATATATCTCCGGTTTTTATAACTAATCGTAAATCACTGAATTTTTGAATAGTTAGTGTAGTTGAACCTTTAATTTCCAGTATATCGGTTGAAGTACCCCATGTTTCTAAATCAATAGTTTGAATTATTACATTAGCTGGGTTTGTTTCAATTAATTGCAGTGTCCACGGTGGAGTTCCTCCATGACTATTTTTAATTGCAATATACAATAAGTAGCTTAATTCTATGTCTTCATATAAAAATTTACTGTTTGTGAAAAATTTTGGAATATTATTAATGTTTATAACCCTATTTACAAATTTAACTGTATTTAATTCAGTATATTCCGATTTAACTATGTCGGTAAATGGAACTGAAGCATAACAGCTCGTTCCCGAATATCTTGGCAAATCCCATCCATTATGACCAGAATAACCTGCCATTTCGCCATAATAAAATATGTTGGTCGAATCGAAAAGCAGTTTTTTTCTTAAATCTGTATATTCTTTTATTGCAAAGCCTCCGATAGATACCAGTTTTTTAATGTCAACTTCAATATCTTTTCTATTGTCAAACTTCGTTTGAATTGAACTATTCACAGCCTTGACCCTAATCCCAAAGGCAAACTTACCAACCTTTACAACTTCATAAACTGTGAAATTTAAAGCGAATCTAGATGGAAATTCCACGTATTCTCTGGATGAGTTTTTAAAATAGTAAATTGCTAACTCGCATTCAGCATTCAATTCGTAGGCTGTGTATAAATTTCGAAGTAAAGCAGCACTATTACCCACAAAAGTAAGTGAGGAGAATTGAAATGAAGTAAACACGCCACCGACTTCTAAATCACGGTTCATTACAAACTGGCCAGACTGCCATTCTAAAGGCTCTGTATCACAAACAATCGTCTGATTCGGGCTGATTAGCTTGAATAGGTATTTTGCCGGAGTTGATGACTGAATATTTGCAGGAAATGTTCCCATTAATTCATACGTGTTAATTTGTCCAAATATATCTTCTGGTGTTGGCTATATGCTTGACCAATTTGCCGATAGTCTTTATCGTAAATTGCAACAGGTTTTGAAAGTATGGCATTCTTAACCGATTTCATTTCATTTAGTAATCGATCATCAGTCATTTGCCGTCCTCCAACTTCTGATCCGGCTAAAATCTGTTCAGTTACCGCGTTTGATTTGATGTTTGCGCCCTTGAATTTATTTCCGTCAAAGTACGTGGCTTTGTCAGCAAGTAAAGTTTCACCTGACCGAAGAAACATTAATTCTCGTCCTGCTTCTCCAAAGATACCGCGTCCTTTTTCAGCGGTTCCACCTTTTGCAAACTTAGGAATAGGTTGAGCGGCTGCCAGTCCTAACTGCAACGCTCCTAAGGCAATTAACCATGGAATTATAGGATTTGCTGCAAATAGTGGAGGCATTGCAGCGGCTTCCATTGTGCCTCTAAATGTACTAAGAGCAATATTAAACATTGCCTGAAGCTTATCAGCCTTTGCCTGTTTGGTTTTGATTGCAGCTACTTTTTTATCGTAATCTTCTTCAATCTTTAATTTTTGTGCTTTAGTTAGCTTATCATTTGATAATTCTTTCTGTTTCTTTTTATCAAGTGCCGATAATTCTTCATCACGTTTTGAGCTTCCTAAATCGAATATTCCGTTAACTGCTTCAGATGCCATTTGAAACTGAATATCCCTGATCGCTTCAGCTTTCTTTTTTTCTTCGTCAAGTATTTTTTCTTTTAGCTTTTTATGCTCATCAATTATTTGGTCATTTTTTTTGATTGAACTTTCAATTTCATCATTATCAATCTTTTCTTGTGCTGAAAACTGATCATCCATTAAGCCTTGAATTTCTTTAGATAATTCCTTTTGAATTTTCAACTCTTTTTCTGCTGATTCTTTAGTTAATTTCTCTTTTTCATCATTTGCCTTGATTAAAATATTCTGAATTTCTACTTGAATCGCTTCATATTCTTTGGTACCTGATTTATATAATTTTTGTTTATCCCGAAGAAAGACTATTTCCTGATTAAGTAATTCTTGATTATATTGTTCGTTCGAAGAAGCACCGTCCATATGTTCCTGATTGATCATTTCCAACATCTTTGAATTAGATGTTTCAACAGTATTCATTTTTCTTTTTTCACTGTCTGAAACTGCCTTTTCTGCTTCCTGATCCTGTTTTTCTTTAAGCGCCCCCAGTTTCATTTGAACCCTTAAACTTTTATCACCTTCGATTGTAATTATTTCAACTTTCTTTTGACTTAACTCGTCAAGTAATTTTGTATCAGTCGGCCTAATTACGCTAAGTTGTGTTAATAGTGCAATTTCTTCCGTTAAATGATTTTTTCTGATTGCAATTGATTCATTTTCCTTTTTATCTGCCTCCTGATAAAGTTTTAATTGTTCTGTCAAATCTTTTGTTCCTGCTGCTTTCAGTCTCAATAATTTAACCTCAGTATCTGTTTGAGCAACTTTTTCTTTTTCAGACCTTTCTTCAATTCTTAATTGATCTAATCTGGTAGCAATCTGTGAGGCCACAAGAGCATTAACTCCAGCTGTCGCAAAGTCTGTTCCTTCGATTAAATTTTGAAAATATGTTGTTGAAGCTTCATCCAATCTTTTGAAAAATCTGGTTCCCATTTCTGTTGAGGCAAAAGCTTCTTTCAATTTATCTAATGCAAGTGCAGTTAGTGTTGCAATTCCGGCAAATCCAAATAATTCTTTGCCAGCTTCAGAAATACTTTCCTTATAGCTTCCTACTCCTCGTTGGTGTCTATTTGTAGATTTTTCAGCATTTTCTATTTTTTCGGATAGATTTTTTATTTCATCGGCAGCGGCTTTAGTCCTGGTGCCTGTCTGATCATATGCTTTTGTTAATTGCGCAAGTTCCTGTCTCATCCTTATCAATGATCCTGCTTCTGCATCCTGAGCCTTTATACTGTCATTGATAGCTTTTTTCTTGTCTGCTAATGCCTTATTATTCTTTTGGATTTGCTCGTAAACCTGGGCATCAAAACTGTTTAATTTAGCCTCTGATTGTGCGAGTGCCTTATTGGCTGCATCGAGTTGTTTGGCTTGTTCCTGAGTCGCTTTTTGAGCTTTAGTAAGATTATTAGCAGTTACCTCCTGTTCTTTTACGGCGGCCGTAACGTCTGATATTCCTTTGACTAAAGTCATATATGTTTTAGAAAGGTTTGTAAGTGCGGTGTCCGTACTTATAATTGCTTTCGTTGTTTT